CCTCGAACACGATCGGCAGGTACCGGGAGGACAGTGAGATCACGAACGGGGCGCCGGCGTTGCCGGTGCCGTTCAGTTCCAGGCCGTCGCCGACCTGTATGGTGCAGCCGCAGTTGCTGCCGCTGCATGAGCATCGAGCCATGGTGATCCCCTCCTAGGGAGTCGGTGTGTCATCGTCCGGCTTGGTCGCCGGCGTCAGGGTGAGCTGGATGGTCTCCCCGTCGGGTGTCTCTGTCACCGTGACAAAGTCGATCTTCTGCAGCTGGCTGAGCTGGCGTGCGTTCAGCGTCGCCAGCAGCGGCACCTGCACCCCCGGCACCAGGTCGTTGATGGTGAGCGTCTCGTTGAGCCGCACCGTGGAGTTGTCCGGCACCCGCACCTCCACCGGCACCACCGAGCGGCCGTTGATATTGCGCTTGGCCTGACTGTCGAGCTCCGCCTGGGTGGGATCCGCGGTGCCCTCCTCGTTGTATGCCGTCAGGATCATCGTCCACGGACCGTAGTAGGGGCTCAGTGCGATCGCCTTGCCCACCCTGCCGTTGGACCCCGCGACATATACCGCGGAGGCCATGTCGGCGCCGTACGCGGTGACGATGACATCGCTGTTGAAGTCCGCGTCCGTCATCAGCCGGGTCTTGCCGAGCGACCGGGAGACATCCCAGATGTGCAGGCTCCGGCCCAGCACCGTCCAGTCGATCCCGGCGGTGCGGCCCATGTCCTGGATGTGCTCGCCCACCGTCATCTCGAACGCCTCGGTGATCGCCGACGTCCGCGCCTCGTTCACGTTGTGGTGCACCTGCAGGTGCGGCAGCAGGTTCGCCGGCGGATCCAGCGCCTCCCACGCCGCCAGCTCCTCCTCGAGGATCCCCTCCAGCCGGTTGGTGACGGTGTCCACGTTCGGGTAGGCGTTGGAGTACCGCTGCGACAGCGGCGTCGCCATCACGTACGCCATGATGTCGTGCGCGTTGATCTCGACGTAGTCGGCGTGCCAGCCCACCCGCCACACCGGCCCCTCCCAGACCCGGTCGCCGCCGCGATAGATCACGATCTCGCTGCGCTTGGGCTCGATCGCACCCAGCACCTCCGACTGCGCGCTGCAGGCCATCCCCTCGATGCGGATATCGGCCTCGCTGACGCCGTCCCGGTCCCGGGTCCACCGCACCAGCGACACGTCGAACAGCTGCGCGACGCGCGCCACCCCGCCCCGGTCCGAGACGTAGATGGTGTGGTCCTCGACGCAGAACCCGCCGTAGATGCCGTCTGCCACGTCACATCCTCCGGGTCAGATGCAGCAGCGGCGCGTCCATCTGCTCGAGGCCGATGTCGAGCGAGGTGTCCAGCGTGAACAGGTACGGGATCCCGCAGGACAGCTCCGGCCACACCGCCGGCTTGCCCTCCGCGCCGAACAGCAGATGGTCCGCCGCGATCGGCGGCCCATCGTTGACCTCCACCCAGACCCGCTGGGTGACCCCGTCCAGGGTGAGCACGCTGTTCGCCGGGATGTACGTGATGAACTGCTCGGCGCACCAGTTCGAGGTGTCCAGCCGCAGCGGGTGGTAGTCGAATGGGTTCGGGTACATCCGCAGCCGGAGCTGCCGGACCGCAGTGTCGTGCACCCGGAACTCGATGGTCGGCACCATGGTGAGCCAGTCCGACACATCGTCCTTGGGCACCATGCCGTAGCGGCGCTGCCACATCCCGATCTCGTCGACGCACTCCATCAGCACCGTCGGCGGCCGCGGTGGTGCCGGCACCACCTCGCACTCCGGGTCCAGCAGCGGGTTGACCACGGACACCTTGGTGGTGCGCGACGAGATGGACGCGTGCGCCGTCCCCGCCCAGGCGTAGTCGTACCGGGAGGTGTCCGGGGTGGACCCGTCGAAGTAGTCCATGTACTCGCCGAGGGTGACCATCGCCGCGTCGAGCCGGATCACGTCGCCACCGCGCCACGGCGTCCAGCCGGAGCCGGAGCGGTCGATGAGCTGCACCATCACCTCGACGGCGCCCTCCGGCGCGGTGCCGGCCACGGCGTACCGCTTCCACACCCCGGCGGTGTTCGTCGAGGCCACCCCGTAGGTGGTGTCGACGAACGCATGGCTGGCGTCGTACCAGCGCAGGATCGCGGAGAGCCGCTGGATCCGGGTGGAGATGACGTAGATCGAGCCCCAGTACAGCTGCCCGGCCACCACCTCCACCGCCGAGATGCTGCCCATCCGGGTGCCCGTCGTGGTGGTGTCCCGCTCCACCATCACCTGCGCCAGGTGCGACCCGGCGAACACCCCGGTGCGCAGCGGCGCCGCGCCGGTGGCCCGCATGATGGTGCCGAACCCGGTGGGGAAGCTGATTCCCCAGCCGATGGGCAGCTGCCCGGTCATCAGGGACGTCGAGGTGTCCGGCGAGCTGGTCCACGAGAACGTGACATCGTCCGCGTCCGGGGTGGCGCCGTCGAAGTATTCGCCGGGCAGCTGTGCCGGCCGCTCCTGCGTCACCTCGAGCCAGGCGCTGAACGGCCCGTAGCCGGCGCTGTTGCGCGCCCGGGCCCGCCACCGGTAGGTGGCGCCCGGCCGCAGCGGGGAGACCGTCGGGACCTTGCCGGCACTGTCACCGTGGAACGAGAACAGCGACGGTGAGGGCTTCGGCGGCGGCACCAGGTACTCGTAGTCGCCGTCGTAGTCGATGATCGAGAGGCCGCCGGTGTTGCTGGGCGGCTTCACCTTCACCGTCGCCGCGGTGCCGGCCGCATTCGGGGTGACCGTGAGCGACGGCGCCCCGGGCAGCGCGCTGACCGTGAAGCTCTTGGTGGTGGACGCCGCACCGCCCTTGATCTTCACCGCCACCGAGACCGCGTTCACGGCCATCACCCGGTGGAAGTAGGTCACCCCGGCGGTGAGCCCGGTGACGGTGGTCTTGGAGGCGGGTGAGACCACCTCCTTCACGATGGTGGCGAACGTCGAGTTGAGCGCGAATTGGTGGGTGTACGTGGTGACGGTGGCCCCGCCGTTGTCACTGGGTCCGGTGATGTAGACCACCATGCTGGTGGGCACCAGCGGGTCCGGCGTTATGGAGACCACGGTGGGCGCGGAGGCCACCTGCGCCCAGACCACGTCCATCCACAGCCGGTACGTGGAGAAGCCGCCGTCACAGGCGAACGTATCCCCGGTGCCGCCGCGGGCGAACCAGAACTCCCGGGAGGCGTTCTTGAAGCCGTACTGCAGCGTCTGCGGGGTGTTCGCGTAGACGCCGTCGGTGAACCCGACGAAGCCGGTGTTGTTGGCCTGGTCCGCCTTGGCCTTGGTGATCGACTTGGACGCGGTGCCGCAGTACAGGATCCCGGTGACGGTGCCGCCCTTGCCGGCGATCCCGGCGGCGCCGTCCTGGATCAGCAGCGGCCGGGTGCCGTTGTATGCGGCGCGCTGGCCCTGGAACCGGGCGGTGGCGTGGATACAGCCGGAGCCGGTGTGCCCGTCGCGCCGGGACGGGGTGCCGAGGTGTGTGGTGGGCATCAGGACTCCTACGGGATCGTCACGGCGACGCTGTCGACGAACAGCCGGATGTCGCTGTTGTCCGCGGCGACGGTGTCGCTGCGCCAGGTGACGTTGCAGACGATCCGCAGCAGCACCCGGGTCGCGGTCGCCGGCATCAGCTGCGAGGCGAGCGAGAACGGCCGCCCGGCGAGGATCTCCGCGGCACTGCTGGTGGACGCGACGGTGATCTTCGACCCCACGTTGCTGCCGCCGCTGGTCTGCCAGTACACCTCGAACCGGATCGAGTTGATCTTGGTGGTGGCCGGGTCGCCGGTGGCGATCCGGCCCGCCACCCACGCCGTGAACGACACCCGGGTGCCCGCCGGCTGGCTGCCCAGCACCGTGTAGTTGTCGAACAGCAGGTCGGGGTGGCCTGCCTTCACGCCGCCGGCGCCCATGCTGCCCAGCAGCCGGCCCATGAACGACTTCGCCCGGTCCTCGTGCTTCTCGGTGGACAGCCCGAACGTCAGGAACGGGCTCGGGTCGGTGCCGGTGAAGCCGCCGTTGTCGAACGTCCAGCCGGTCAGCGAGTCCTCGCCGGATGGGTTCAGCACGTAGTTGGTGGACACCACCGCGGTGCCCGAGGCGAGCTCCGCGGACGGATACTCCACCAGGTTCAGCGGCAGGTCCTGCACCAGCTCGATCTCGTAGCTGGTGTAGTCGATCGTCTTGGTCTCGCCGAAGATGAACGGCGTCCCCGCGGCGAGCACGAACTCCACGATGTAGCCGTAGGTGACGCCGCGGTGCAGCTTCTGCTCCACGATCGGGCCGCTGATGCAGGTGACGTTGTGGAGCCGCCGCAGCAGCCCGCCGGTGATGTCCTGGTACAGCTCCTCGTCGAGGATGTTGGCGTCCTCCGGGATCAGCATCAGCGACGGCGAGTCGCCCGCCGGGCCCTCCCACTGGTACCGGGCGGTCGGGGATTCCGTGGTGTCGCCGTCGAAGAACGTGGACACGCTGCGGCCCCGCTCCGCCATCACGTGGCGGACGTCGACGGTGGCGCCGACCGGCTGGTCACTGGCCAGCAGCAGCAGGATGCCGGCGGAGACCGCCCCGGGGGGCGGCGTCCCGGTGACAGTGATCCGGGTCCAGTCCTTGCTCATGGTGGGGATGCCGTCCTGGGTGCCGGCCGCGATGTAGTTGCCGTCCCGGTCCAGCCACAACAGCCGCAGCACTGCGGCGGCGGCGGTCACGCCGAGCCGCACCGCGGCCTGGAACGTCATCGCCTGCGCGGAGGAGACCGCCACCCGGCTGAGCGGCCGGGTGAGGTCGAAGAACTGCGCCCCCGCCCCGGTGACAGTGCCACGGGCATAGTCACCCTCGGCGTCCTCCTCGAAGCTGACGTCGAGGTTCTCAGTGGCGTACATCTCGGCACTGCGCGGCGTGGGCTGGGTGAACAGGTTCAGCGCGGTGGGCACCCAGAACTCCGTCGCGATCGTGATGTCCTCCCGCACCGGCGGGCAGGCTGCGAAGAAGCAGGCGTCCGTCGCGCCGCAGGAATTGCCGTGCAGGCCGCAGACGTCCGGGTCCAGCGCCGCCGACAGCCAGCTGAAT